CGCCACCGCCGCCACCACCGCCACCACCACCACCGCTGTCACCACCATTCGCAGAACTTTTATGTTTATTAAAAAATTCCCCAAAACATGTAATGGATTGTATTAACGACCCGAAATACTCGAACTGCGATGATTCTTTATTGGATGTTTTGAAATGTTCTGACAAAATAGAGAAGGGAAAATGTTTACAAAGTATATACTCCACGGGAGGACCATTAATTAAAACTATTATTCAGAGTGGGTATCATAATAATTGTTTTCATTACAAAGTATAATTTATCTTTTTTAATAATTCACTTTTAGTTAAATAACCCTCAATTGTTTCAATTAAGTTTTTGTTCTTATATATACATATAGTTGGAATTATTGTTATATCATAAAAATCTATAATTTCGGGGTCTGTAATATTAACTACACGATAATTGATTGTGTTAATATAATCATCATATTTACTTTTTTTATTGTCAAATTTCAATAAAAATGTATCAGAATCTGTTGCGATGTCATCAATAATGTCCATTTATAATAATTTAATAATAATAATATTTAAATAGTATTATTAAATTGTTTTAATTGTTTAATTGTTTTAATTGTTTTAATTGTTTTAATTGTTTTAATTGTTTTAATTGAAAAATCATTCTACTTTATTCCGAATAGTATTCCAAAAAACTTGTTCAGCCATATGTTTATCTTTGGTTTTTAAATATGTATTTAAAATAGTAAGTGTTTTATATTTGTTTTTACCCTCAACACTTGATTTATTAATAAATTTACGTTGACGACTAAGCATTACTTTACCGGTCATTTTTTTTTCTGTAAATAAATTCTCAGCATTCTTCCAGATTAGTTCTCTCTGGTAAATAAGATCTTGTTCTGAAATATTCATTTACATTTAATTAATATTTATCTTTAAATGATTACTTAAATGTAAATGATTACTTAAAAGATTACTTAATGTAAATGATTACTTAAATGTAAATGATTACTTAAATGTAAATGATTACTTAAAAGATTACTTAATGTAAATGTAAATGGAGAACAAATTGTATTCCATGGATATAGACTCCGCTGAATGGGATGGACAAGATTTATCATTTAATTTAGAAAATTTAAATATTGATAATTCAAACACTGTATGTGGTTATAAATGTGCCTCATCAGAAAATCCAATGGGTATTTTTATAACAAAAACAAGAGAAGAAGAATATCATGTTAAGAACAGCAAAATTAATAATGGTGTCATTTCTTTAAATTTAGAATTAATTGACTCTGAGAAAGCACTTAGTCCATTAAAAGGTAAAATAAAACTATTTATTAATAATACACTTTCTGATATTATTAATTATAATACTTCGACGTTTTATAATGAAGATTTATTTGAAAAACAAAAAAATATTTTACTTAGTAGTTTAATTATTTAGTTTAATTATTTAGTTTAATTATTCGTAATTTAAAATATTTATTTATTTTAATGAAAAATTATACAAATAATTTAATTGTTAGTTCAAAAAATATATCTCCTCCATATGAATGGTCTGATGGAATATTTCAACGTTATTTACCAATTTCAGGAGATTTCAAAATTGGTCCTGGACTGGATGGAAATAACCCAACCGGGAGAGGATTTAATGCGAATGGTTTAGGATACTGGGATCAAGCACATGACCAATTTAATTCTGGTAAAAGTTATCCAGAACAATTAAATGGAGCTTTATTCCCAACTACTTCGGGTAACATACTTAGTCGACCACAAGATTCTGTTGTTTTTGGATATGCACGTATAGGAGAAAATTATAGAAATAAATAAAATTGGTAAATAAAATTGGTAAATAAAATTGGTAAATAAAATTGGTAAATAAAATTGGTAAATAAAATTGGTAAATAAAATTGGTAAATAAAATAATAGAAATAAATTAATAGAAATAAAATTGGTAAATAAATTAATAGAAATAAAATAATAGAAATAAAATAATAGAAATAAATTAATAAAAATAAATTAATACCAAACATTTAATTAAATTACTTAAAATAATAATTAATAATTTAATTAATGGTTTGTGTTGGTATAGATCTTGGAACAACTTATTCTTGTGTAGGAGTATGGAAAAACGATCAAGTTGAAATTATTGCAAACGATCAAGGTTCCCGCACTACTCCGAGTTATGTTGCTTTTACTGAATCTGAGCGTTTAATTGGTCAAGCAGCTAAAAATCAAGCAGCTATAAATGCAGAAAACACAATATATGATGCTAAACGTTTAATTGGTAGAAAATTTTCAGATTCAGAAACACAGAGTGATATTAAACATTTTTCTTTTAAAGTACTATCCGATTCAACCGATAAACCAATAATTGAAGCACAATATCAAGGAGAAATAAAACAATTTCAACCAGAGGAAATTTCAGCAATGGTTTTAATTAAAATGAAAGAGATTGCGGAAAATTATTTAGGAGAAAAAGTTACTTCTGCTGTAATTACTGTTCCTGCGTATTTTAACGATTCTCAGCGGCAAAGTACAAAAGATGCAGGAACAATTGCAGGATTAGAAGTAAAGCGTATTATTAATGAACCAACAGCTGGTGCAATTGCTTATGGTCTAGATAAGACTACTGATGTTGAGAAAAATATTTTAATTTATGATCTAGGTGGGGGAACTTTTGATGTCACAGTATTAACGATAGACTCTGGTATATTTGAAGTAAAAGCGACAGCGGGTGATTGTCATCTTGGTGGTGAAGATTTTGATACACTTCTTGTGCAATACTTTTCTCATGATTTTAAAAGAAAACATAAAAAAGATTTATCTAATAATAATCGCGCACTAAGACGTCTACGTTCTTCGTGTGAAAATGCGAAAAAGACACTTTCCAGTTCTACTCAGGCATCTATTGAAATTGATTCATTGTTTGAAGGAATTGATTATAGTTGTAATATTACTCGGGCTAAATTTGAAGACCTTTGTTCTGAATTATTCAGAAAAACATTTATACCGGTTGAAAAAGTAATGAAAGACTCCGGGTTATCTAAGAGTAAAATAGATGAGATTGTTCTTGTTGGGGGTTCAACAAGAATTCCGAAGATTCAAGAACAATTAAGTGGATACTTTAATGGTAAAAGTTTAAATCACAGTATTAATCCAGATGAAGCAGTCGCTTATGGTGCAGCTGTTCAAGCCGCGGTTTTATCGGGATGTAAAGATTCAAAGGTGTCTGATTTACTCTTATTAGATGTAACCCCTTTAAGTCTTGGAGTTGAGACATCTGGTGGAGTTATGACTAAAATTATTGAACGAAATACGACTATTCCTACTACTAAATCACAGAAATTTAGTACATATTCAGATAATCAACCTGCATGTACAGTACAAGTTTTTGAAGGAGAGAGACAAATGACAAAAGATAATAATAAATTGGGAGAATTTACTCTTTCGGGTATTCCCCCGATGCCAAGAGGTATTCCAGAGATTGAGATTACTTACGACCTTGATGCGAATGGTATTTTAACAGTGAATGCGTGTGAAAAATCAAGTGGAACAAGTGAAAAAATAACTGTAACAAATGATTCTAGCCGTCTTTCAAAAGACCAGGTTGAAAAAATGATATCCGACGCAGAAAAGTATTCTGAGGAAGATGCAAAACTTAGAGAACAAATTGAAGCAAAAAATGAGTTAGAAGGTCTAGCTTTTCAAATGAAATCTTTATTGTCAGACCCAAAAACGAATGAAAAGATACCAGAAGATACAAAAGAAAGTATGACAAAAGAAGTATCTGAAGTTCTAACGTGGTTAGAGACTAATAATAATGTTAGTACTAATGAATATATAAAAAAGAAAGAAGAATTTCAAGATAAAATGCAGCCACTTATATTAGGAACAAAAGAAGGGGTGACGGATATTCCAGATTCTGGTCCAAGTATTGATTCTGGTCCAAGTATTGATTCTGGTCCAAGTATTGATTCTGGTCCAAGTATTGATTCTGTTGATTAAATTATTTAAAGAATTAAAATATTATTAATTATAATGAAAACTAATAATAATTTTGTTTCTTGTCGTGAAAATAGATATTTACATAGAACAATTAAAAAAGAAACAAATGAATCAATTAATTATAGAAAACAAATTAAAAATATGAAAGCCGATTTAGAGTATTATAAAGAATACTCTTATAATGCGTGTGATAGTTATAATCAATTACTTAATAAAACATATAACGTAAAGTGGTAAAGTAATGTAGTAGTAGTAAAGTAGTAAAGTAATTAGTAAAGTAAATTAAATATCTCATAAAGAGATATTTAATTTAATTTAATTATGTTTCGGCAGGTTTACTACTACTTTAATTGCATTGTGGTGTGTTGTTTTTCTTTACATTTTTTTTACATTTTTTTTCTCGTGTTGTTTATAATTGTCTATTTGAATCCATGATGATGTTATACCGGGATAAACACAATTATACATTTTACCGATTTTTTTGAATGATTCATTACAATAAATTATTATTCTTTTTGATTCAATTAGAATTTGTCTAATAATTTGTTTACAATCTGTTAAATGAGAATTTTCCATTATTTTTCCCAAGTATTCAATAAGAACCATATTTAATAAATTCCATGTATTTATATATTTATTCTCTTTTTCTCTGCGTTTATCAATTATCTGTAATTTATTTTTCCATGAATCTTTTGTAATTGTATTGAGTAAAAATCGTGCTCTTAAATCCCGTAATAAATGTTCTTCGTTGCGTACATTAAGGACTACACCTTCTATATGTCTGATCATTCTGTGCATATTTAAAACTTCGACAGTTTCAGACGAGTCAATTACACGATGTTGATCTAATTTACTCGGAAAATTCTTTCGTAAAATGACAATTAGTTGATTATGAGTTGGACCATTATTTCCACATTGTTCGTATGGTCTATCTTGTGGGTCGCGTGGAATCGGTGTATTATTTTCTCTCATCCAACGGTAGTACTCTGGATTGTGAATATTTCCGTTTTCGACTTGTCCAGTCTTCCAAGAAAATGGTGTATGACAAGGAGGGCACCACATTTGATCGCACCCATTTATTTTAAATATTAATTGTCCACACTTTGGACAAGGTTTAGTATCTTTTTTAAGTAATTTTATTGTTTCAACTTTACCTTCATCACATTTATGGTCTTCTTCTTTAATTTCCATACATTTTTTACAAATAGTATTTTCACAAAGACCACAAGAATTGTTTGAATCTAAAAATCCTTTACAAGTATCAACTGGACATTTACATGAAAAACTTTTGGTTTCAGGTGCTTTTGAATTATCATTTATTGAAACGCGTATATTTTCGATTGATACACAAATGTCAACATGATGTTTATTTAACGATTGTAATTTTAATAACAATTTTTCTTTTTCTAAATTATTTAAATATATCTGTTTTTCGAGACCGTCAATTAATTTAAGTTTTTGTGCATATTCTTGTGTATCAGGAAGTTTAGCAATTTCTTTTTCTAAAAGAACATTTTCTTGAATTAACTTAATTTCATTATTAATAAATGATTTAGGAAAATTTTCAGTTAAAAATTCTTTATCCCATTCTTTTTTGCAACACATACATTTCGGGCTGATCGAATTATCTATAAAATATCTTTTACAACAAGTTCTGCACGAAACCATTTCTTCATTGTCACAAGTTTTACATTCGATCTTTTTACGAGTACTCTTATTAAATAGCTCACAACAGATTGAACAGTTCATATTATTTAATTCTAATAACATATCCTTTTTAATTTTAAGTTTAATTGTTTTTTGTAAATATTTATAATTTTTATAAGTACTTTTAATGTCCCAATAAGGAACAACTATTCTTTTACTTTTCTTTTACTTTTCTTTTACTTTTCTTTTACTTTTACTTTTCTTTTANTTTTCTTTTTCTTTTCTTTTTCTTTTCTTTTACTTTTACTTTTCTTTTACTTTTCTTTTACTTTTCTTTTACTTTTCTTTTACTTTTCTTTTACTTTTACTTTTCTTTTACGTAGTCTCTATAATTATCTACCTGCACCCAATATGCACCGACTCCTGGAAAGACACAACTATACATCTTTCCAATTTTTTTGAATGATTTATTACAAAATTGTAAAATTGTATTAGATTCAGAGATAATTTCTTTTATTACAATCTTAAAATTATCGTTTTCACGGGTTTCCATTATTTTCCCGATATATTCAACAAGTACAATATTTAATAGATTCCACACATTAATAAATGAAGTTTTCTTTTCATGTTTTTTGTCAATAATTTGCAATTTATTTTTCCAAGAATCTTTTGTTATCTGATTAAGTAAATATTGAACTCTTAAATCTCGTTTTTTACTTTCGTCAAATTGTATTTCTCGAATATTATTATTATTAAGCATTTCAATGTGATTAATAAGTTTATGCATACCCGAAATTATATATGTCTCAAATGTATCAGAACCAATTCGAACATTATTTAATGATTTATACGGATAGTGTTTTCTCATTAACAAAATTAACACATTATAATTTGGTATTACATCCCCGCACGGATTATATAACTGATCTTGTGGGTCGCGAGGAACAACAGAAGTTTCTCTAACCCACCGATAGTATTCTGGATTATGAATTTTACCTGTTTCTACTTGACCAGTTCTCCAAGAAAAAGGTGTGTGACAAGGTGGGCACCACATTTGGTCACATCCATCAATTTTAAATATTAATTGTCCACACTTTGGGCAAGGTTTTGTATCTTTTTTAAGTAATGTAATTGTCTTTACTTTGTCTGTATTACATTCGTGTTCTTCTTCTTTAATTTCCATACATTTCTTACAAATTTGATTCTGACAAATTCCGCAATTATATTGTTTGTCTAAAAACCCCTTACAAGAATCAAATGGGCATTTACACGAAAAAGTATTAGTATCTAATCCAATCGTTCCATTATATAATGCAGAATCTATGGTTACAATGGAAGCACAAATATCTTGTTGATTTTTATTTATTATTGCAATTCTCGTAGTCAAAGTAAATTTTTCCCGAGCAAGTAGTTCTAATTGTGTACGGAGTCCTTCTTTTAATTTTACTGCTTGGGCATATTCCTGTGTTTCTGGTAATTTTGCAATTTCTTTTTCTAAAAGAACATTCTTTTTTATCTCTTTGAGCTCATGATTAATAAATTTTTTTGTAAAATAATTAGTAAGAAATTCGTGATCCCAATCAACTTTACAAATCATACAACTTGGATTCGATTCATTTTCCGTTAAGTATTTTTTACAGCATGTTCTACAAGAAATTATAGTATCATCCTCACATGTTTTACATATAACTTTTGCGTGAGTACTCTTGTTAAATTTCTCGCAACAGATAGAACAATTCATTTAATTTTACAATTTTACTTTATTATTTTACTTTATTATTTTAAACTAATTTATTTTAAACTAATTTATTTTTCGTAAAATTAAATAATATATTACAATAAATCAAGAATATAAATAATTTGGTAATTTAATATGTAAAAAATCTACGGCATCTTCTATTTTTAAAAATTCATCATTATACTTTCCATTATTAATAGACAAAATCAATTTACATGATTTTATAGTTTTTTTGATATAATCAATTTTAATTAAATGTTCATTATTTAACAATGAATATCTAATTATATATTTATTATTTTTAGTAAATTGTATAAGTCGTTTTCGTAAATAATTCAATATTTTCTGTTCATTACCATCAACATTTATTAATTCACATTGACTTAGAATATAATTTATGATTGACAGTTCAGCTATTTTTGCTTCATGACTTATTATTTTATACACTTTATCGTTTATTAGTGCTTTTTTATGCAAGTTCAAATCTTTGAAACAATATTTTGATAATTTTAATAAATGTTTAATTACACTTATATCATACTGAAATTCAGAATATTTTATTATATTTTCTCTACATACTGGGCATGTATTATTTAATAATTTCCACTTTATAATACATTTTTTATGAAAATTGTGGCAATAATCATTATTTTTTTTAACTAATTTAAGACATATAGAACAAATATCTGTATTTCGAAATGCTTTTTGAATGATAATAATACTATATATTTCTAATTCATTCATTTAATATTATTAATTAATATAATTCTTTAAATTTTACAAAATACAAAAAAAAACAATTACTTAAAAAGTTCAATTAATAAATGTTATTACTGACAGTATGCTTGGGCAAGGAGTTTTATATGCAAAGTCAAATAATAGTCAGAGACAGAGAATTGATATTGAAAGTCCTGTTAAAGTTAATGTAATAGATAAATTAATTATTAAAAATAAAAAAATGAATGAACTTTCACGTAAATATTTTAATAAAATTATTGATTGTGTTATTAAGGCTATTCAGTTAGATAAGAATTCAGTTGTATTTTATTATAATTATTATGATTTAATTAATGAACGTATAGGAAAACCACACGGACTTCTTAATGAATTTATGTATGAAATGTGTTATGATTTCTCTAATTATTTAAATAAAGATATTAATGGTAATCCAATGACATTTAAAACAATTTTTGGAGATAATTTTAGGTGGGAAATGCGTGGTAAAAACAACATTTTACTATTATGGTAAATATTATGGGATATTAAAAAGACATTTAAAAACAATTTATATTAATAGATATTAATAATGAAAGTGTTAAAAAGAGATTTATCTTTAATAGAAGTTGAATTTGATGAAATTACAAAAAAAATAAAAGTATTTTCTAATAAAGAACCAAAATTAAATATTGATTCAGGTAGTTTAGCCCGGGAAGTTATATCTCTTATTTACGACGGTATTACAACATCAGAATTAGATGAATTTACCGCATCAACAGCAGCAAATATGTCTATTTATAATTCAGATTACTCAGAATTGGCTGGACGTTTAATTATAAATAATCATATAAAAAATACAAATTATTCTTTTTGTGAAGCTATGAATAAATTAAAATGTATAATTTCCGACGAATTATTATTAATTTGTAAAAATCATGAAAAAGAAATTAATGAAATAATTGATGATTCAAGAGATTATCTTTTATCCTATTTTGGGTTTAATACTCTTAAAAAAAGTTATTTATTAAAAAATGAACAAAAAGTAATTGAAAGACCCCAATATTTATATATGCGTGTTTCTTTGGGTATTCACGGAACTGATTTTATTAAAGTCAAACAAACATATGACTTACTTTCTTTTAATTATTTTACTCATGCAACCCCAACTTTATTTAATGCCGGCACAAAAATGGCACAAATGAGTTCATGCTTTTTAATTGGTACAGAAGATTCAGTGAGTGGTATTTATAAAACTATTAGTGATGTTGCAACAATTTCAAAATGGGCAGGAGGAATAGGTGTTCACATATCAAACATACGCCCAGAAGGGTCAATAATTAGTACAACAAATGGTATATCACAAGGAATAATGCCGATGTTAAAAGTTTATAATGATACAGCGAGATATATCAATCAAGGTAGCCGAAGGCTTGGTTCATTTGCAATTTATATTGAACCTTGGCACTCTGATATTTTTGCATTTTTAGAAGCAAAAAAAAATAATGGTGCAGAAGAAATTCGTGCAAGAGATTTATTTTATGCTTTATGGATACCAGACCTTTTTATGAACAGAGTTCGCGAGTCGGGTAAATGGTCTTTAATGTGTCCGAAAGAATGTCCTGGACTTTCTGATTGTCATTCAGAAGAATTTGAGAAATTATATTGTAAGTATGAATCAGAGGGTAAATATCGTAAGCAAATAAATAGTTTAGAATTATGGAATTTTATTATTAATAGTCAAATTGAAACAGGACTTCCTTATATGTGTTATAAGGATTCTGTAAACAGAAAAAATAATCAAAGTAATTTAGGTACAATTAAGAGTTCAAATTTATGTTGCGAGATTAATCAATATTCAAATAATAAAGAGACTGCTGTATGTAATCTTGCATCAATTTGTTTACCAAAGTATGTANAAAATAATAAGTTTAATTTTGAAGAATTGGGAAATGTTGTTGGTATTATAGTAGAAAATTTAAATGTTGTTATTAATAAAAATTATTATCCAACAGAAGAATGTAAGATTAGTAATATGAAACATAGACCAATGGGTATAGGTATTCAGGGCCTCGCGGATACATTTATGTTATTAAAATTACCTTTTACAAGTAACTCTGCAATTAAATTAAATAAAGACATTTTTGAAACAATATATTATTATTCTCTGAAAAAATCAAATGAATTGTCACAAAAATATGGTGCTTACGAGTCATTTCAAGGAAGTCCTGCGAGTAAAGGTATTTTACAATTTGACATGTGGAATAAAACACCTGAAATGTATTCTTTTGATAAATGGACTGATTTAAAAAATAGTATAATAAAATTCGGACTTAGAAATAGTTTATTAGTAGCACCAATGCCGACTGCATCAACAGCACAAATAATGGGAAATAATGAGTCATTTGAACCATATACATCAAATATATATACTCGCAGAGTTTTGTCTGGTGAATATGTAGTAATTAATAAACATTTAATAAAATATTTAAAAAGTTGTAATTTAAATAATAAAAATATTATAGATTCTATTATTTTACAAAAAGGGTCGGTTAAACATCTTGATATACCGGATGAAGATAAAGATATATTTAAAACGGTGTGGGAAATATCACAAAAAAAAATATTAGAAATGTCGGCTGACCGCGGAGCATATATATGTCAATCACAAAGTTTAAATATCTTTATTGAAAACGCCGACCCCAAAGTTATTAATAGTGTTCATTTTTATGGACATTCGTTAGGACTTAAAACCGGTTCTTATTATATAAGAACAAAGCCGGTATTAAGTTCTCAAAATTTTTCTATGGATTACTCAACAGAAAAACAAAATGAAAAAATAAATGAAAAGATAAATGAAAAGATAAACATTGTTTGTACAGATGATGTTTGTACATCATGTTCTAGTTAGTTTTTAATACTCCGGCTGGTAAATAGTCATAATTTAAATTTTTAGGTTCAAAACCATTTAAGCTATTTAACCAAACATATCTCGAAGAATCCATGGTATTATTGGACATAAGAGATCTTGAATTATTCATAGTAATCATTCTTGGGTCCATTGGTGCGACAACATTTAAATTATTTAATATTAATTGCTTATTAACACGTGTTCGTGTTAATAAGCGGCCACTTGGACCAGATTGGGAAACAGTTAATTTGAGAGACGACATATATAATACTATTTATATTTAAATTTCAAGATTAAATAAATAATAATAATTAAAAGTACAAAAATTATTAACAATTGAAATTTAGAGCCAAAATTATTTTTATTTCCAGAAAAGTTTTCCTTTCTATTTTCTTTTATATTTTCTTTTATGTTTTCTGTTCTATTTTCTTTTATATTTTCTGTTCTATTTTTTAAAATATTTTCTTGAATATTGATTAAACATTTATAATCTTTAAAATCGTCGTCTGTGCATCCAATTTCTCTTTTTTTTATTCGTTCTTGTTTAGTCGTAGCTTTACAACCATTTTTAGCAATAAATTTAGTATATTTATTAATCATTTCATTAAATGATAAACGGTCACAAAGTGGAACACCCAATTTATCATTTACACGTTCATGTATAATATATGACCAATACATTAATTCTTTTCGTCCATTTAACGCTTTTTTTATTGAGTATCTATCTTCTTGAATATATTCATTATAACTTTCCCCACATATTGGACATGGTAATACGTTTCCTAAATTACTTAAAAATAAATACATTGAATTTTTTATCTTTTTATGTCGTTCATTGTTTTCATTTAGTTTTTTGGGGTATGCCATAACTAAATTATGTAAGAAAAACCACGCAGTTGGTCCCCAAATTTTTGTTTTTACTGATATATCATTTGGTAAAGAATCTAATGAATCACTCATGTAATAATTAATTAATATTTTTTTAATGAATTAAATACTCTTTAATATTTTCTAATATTTTTTTATTAACTTTTCTATTATTAACCTTAATTAAATCCATACAATTTATATCTACTTTTAATTTATTAATTAAAATTACTAAATCATTATCAAAATGTGTTAAAATTTGTTTCGCGGTATTTATACCAATACCGGGTATTGTACTTAACATTGCAGAATTAATATTTTCTTTTGAAACTTTATCTTTTTTAATTAAGTTAGTTTCTTTTTTATCATGTTTATTTAATTCAATTCTCGAACTAAATTCTTTAATAATTTTAATTGTATCCTGTATATTATTACTAAGTAAAACAGAAAACCCTTTTTTATAAGAAAGTGAATATATACATGAATATATTGTTTTTTCACATGTTCCAGTATAATTATATCTATTGCCTTCTATAATGTAATAGATACAATTATTACTTAGGTCTAATTTAGATAATCGGTCACTTTGTTCAGAATAACGTAAGTCTTTCACGCTTGCTAATAGGTCATTAATACTTTTTCTCTCAAAGATTGCAAGTATTATATTATTATTGTCTCGTATTACTATATCGCCTAAATCTAAATTTAATAACTCACAGTTTTCAAATGCTTCTTTTAAAACAGCTGGTTCTCTTAAATCAACTTGAAGTTTCATTAATTAATTAATCAATTAATCTTTAACTCGTTTAGTGTTTTAAACCTTTTACATTTAAAATGCTGACTTAACTAATAATTTCATTTTGATCCCAAATATGTATAATTAAATTCTGATGAAATTAAATTTTCAGAACAAGATTTTGAGAATATGAAAATTATTACAAAAAGCCTAATATTCACTTTAATCCCTTTACATAATAATAATAAGTGCATAAAATATTATAATTTGTTATTTTCAGAATATTTAAAATGAATTATTATATTAATGTCAAAACATAAAAGTTATAAAATATAAAAGTTATAAAACATAAAAGTTATAAAACATAAAAGTTATAAAACATAAAAGTTATAAACAGAATTATTGAAGAAAATATTATTTATCTCATTCTCAAAATCAAGTGCGGTATGTAAAATATTTAATTGTTCAAATATTTTAGTTTAATTATATTTAAGTAATAATAATAATCGTTATTATTATTATATGTATTCTTTTTTGATTGGATGTATAGGAATAAGAATTTTATTAACAGTTTTAGCAAAAATCGCGAGTACTGAAATGTTAAAAATTATGGGATATTTAGCATTAATTCCCGTACTCGGATTCATTATTATTTATTTAGGCAATTTAAGAGAAACTGGATTTGAAGCAGGAGGAAAAATATGGTGGAATAAGTTAAGACCTATTCATGGAATATTATATTTATTATTCGCATTATATGCTATAAAGGGTGAGAAATTTGCTTGGAGTATTTTAGGATTAGATGTAACAATAGGATTAATTGTTTGGTGTCTAAAAAATTACAGTGGTATAACATTTACCTAATTGTGCAATTATAATAATAAAAACGATGTAATCCAAGCTATATTAGCAGAAGGAAAACAGTGGAATAATAAAATGAGTGATATTATAAAATCATTTTTTAAATGTAGGTTCCCATATTGGATCTGTAAGTTTGCCTATATGTTACTTGCGTTGAAGCATATCCTGATACATATAGACATTTAAACGCCGAATTAAGTTTAACTATTTTTAGTTATTTTTTACTAAAAATAGATTTAAAAATAAAATAAACATATAGTATATAACCAAAAATGGTTAATTATAGTTGTGAAAAATGTGGAAAAGAATTTAGTCAAAAAGGACATTATACAAAACATTTAAATAGAAAAAATCCTTGTGTGGTTGAAAGTAAAGTAAAAGAGATGTTAGATAAAGTAGTTGAAGAAAAACTTGAAAATATAAAATTAACGGTAAATTTAGAGAATAATAAAGTATATAATGATGATTGTATAAATGGTATGAAAAAATTAAAAGACGATTGTGTAGATATAATTATTTGTGACCCTCCATATAATATAGGGAAGGATTTTGGGAATAATAGTGATAAACAAGATATGGACAAATATTTACATTGGTGCGACGAATGGATTAAACAATGTATTCGTATATTAAAACCCGATGGAACATTATATATATATGGTTTTAGTGAAATATTATCTTTTATTCGAGTTAGAATTAATATAAATGTTAGATGGATTATTTGGCATTATACAAATAAAGTAACACCGTCATTAAATTTTTGGCAACGAACTCACGAAAGTATATTATGTTGTAGTAAAAATAAACCACATTTTAATAGAGATGAAGTAAGAGAACCTTATACTGATACATTTTTAAAAAATGCAGCAGGAAAAGTAAGAAAAGCAACAAAAGGCAGATTCAGTGATGGTGAAACAGAAACAATATATAATGCTCATGAAAATGGGGCATTACCAAGAGACGTAATTAAAATTTCAGCATTAGCAGGTGGTGCAGGGAAAAAAGAACGAGTTAATCATCCAACGCAAAAACCATTAGAATTATGTAAAAAATTGATTAAAGCATCTAAACGCGGTGATGACACATTATTAGTTGTACCATTTGTCGGTTCAGGTAGCGAATGTGTAGCTGCAAAAAAAGAAAAAATTAATTTTATTGGATTTGAGATAAATGAAGACTATGTCAAATTAGCTAATGAACGTTTAGATAGTTTCTAGAAATTTATCTAAACTTTTAATACTTTTAATCTCGTAACAAAATTCAATAACTTGACTCTTTTTACACCAATATCCTTGTTTTCCTTGATATGTTACTATATTTTTTTCTCTTAATTCACCCATTAACATTGATTTGTTTATTGCCCAAATTTTCCACGTACCATCAAAATCTAATAAACCAAATAATACACACTCATAATCATATTCAAATTCTAAATGTTGCCATCTACATTCATCTTTTCCGGCCCAATATCTGGCGCATTTAATTTCTATCTTTTTACCTTTTCTCATACCATCATTTTCACTAGATGTTCTTGGTTCAAGCTTAAAAATATTACTTACTAATTTTTCTGAAATACTTCCAAAACGTTTTGATTCCATTGATACTACGTCTAATACTTCAAATGATGCATTGTTTCTTTTATAAAAATCGTATTGACTTTCTTTATAATTTTTTATTATATTTATATATTCTTTCTTCCAATTATTTAAAGAAAGAATATTTTTATTTGACAAATATATTTTATATCTCCTTTGTATTTTAATCACTTTATTAATATCTTTAACATATAATTTAGTAAACTTTTCTGTAAGTTTTTCCATTTTGTCATTACTCATTGTGAGTAATTCTCCTTTAAGTAATATAAAATGTCGTTTTTAATATTATTAATTTTTGTTATTTTTTGTTATTTGTTGTTATTTGTTGTTATTTGTTATTAATTTATAATGTCTACTCATAAAAGTAGTAATTATAAATTAATTCATAACAAAACATAACGAAGTTTGAAATGAACGTAACATTAATCCTCTAAAAAGTTCTATAAGTTATGAAAAATTATATAGTAGAAAATGTAGATAAAATAATAAAATTAATACCAAGTATAAATTATTAAAAGAACTAATGGTGTAAAACGGGTGATTCTCTTAAATCAACTTGAAGTTTCATTAATTAAATTTAGTATCCCCAAAATTGAAATTTTTCTAATGACACATTTTGATTTAGATATTTATATTGTGTATAAATATACATCGAAAAATTATCTTTCTTACGATTATAATATAACGTATATTCTTTTTCTTGAATTCCAGCTTTTAAATTATAATAATTTCTATATGATATTAAATAAGTATAATATACTAACCAAAATGATTTAGTCCATGTTTCTTGATATTCGTCATAATCAAAATTTGGATCAATATCATCTAAATTTTTAAAATCTGGATAATATAATTTTATAAATTTATTCCACGAATTTAATGCGTGTGAATATATATTTCCAATTGGTGGATTTTCTTTAATATGATTATATATTCTTACTATTGTTAACATTAATTTTATTTCATTTGGGTCCAAATTAATCTTATTTTTATTTTTTTTTAATATATTACGGCGGTTATTTAATAGAACTTGTGAATATTCAGGATATTTTTCAGGATTAGTCATTATATAACGTCTAATAGATATAGGTAATGCTTTATATGCTTTTTCCTCTAACGACATCTAATTAATATTAATTATTTTATTCTTTTATTCTTTTATTCTTTTATTCTTTTATTCTTTTATTCTTTTATTCTTTTATTCTTTTATTCTTTTATTCTTTTATTCTTTTATTATTTATTTACTTTTAATTTACGAAGATCACCTTTATAATTTCTTATTGTATCTATCGCAAATCTTTGAAATCTTAATAGTTTATTTAATAATACTTCCCGAGACCCATCTATCATCCTTTTTGTTATCTCAACTGGACTTAATTGAGGATTTAAAAGTCTAAGAACCATATACATCGCAGACCAAGTTACACATAATCCAGTAAATGCGTCTGTTTTTACTTGTGGTCCCAAATATGGACATGTTTCATTTGTTCCCAAATATTTAAATTCTGGTAGAATTTGTTTAAATTTTTTACTAAGCTGATAATCTATTACTTCTTGATTATATGTTGCGTCCGATTTTACTTCTTTCCCAAATTTAACATTATTCGTATTTGTTTCATAAACACTTCCCCCATGAGGATCAAATCTTTCAATTATTCTTCTATTTAAATCAAATATTAATACATTTGCATGACTTTGTAGATTAAAATCATCAGTGGGAAGTAAAGTTAAATCACATATTACCATATCTTTGTTGTCGGTTCCACATATATTAAGTTTATCTTTCAAATTTGGTGGTATAATTATATGCATATTACCATCATCTGACAAATTGTTTGTTGGTGTATTTATAATAATAATAGACGAATATTGATTCATGGGTCCACCTCCAATCCACGCTCGATCACCAGTTACACTTTCACATGTATTATTATTATATTCCTTATAATAGTATCTGGGTGGGGAACTAAAAATTTTATATACACACGGTGAAAATGGTGCAATACATGCAATTCTGTGTATAGGTCCTTTTTGTTCTTTTATTAATATTAGTAAAAATGATATTCCCAAATTTCTCTGATCAAAAAATGCAAACTGTCCTCCGGGTTTTTCATTTGGACCTCTGGATTCAACCTTTGATAAATATTCATTTACACTTACATAATTATCCGAATTCGTATCCAAATCTAACGCGGGATATCTTTTTTTATCTTTTATTTCTTTTCTATCATCAATTAATATATGAGGAGAAGATATTAATTTTCTACCGATTATGCCATTTATTTTAACGCACCGTCCGGTGGAAGGATTTAAAATCATATTTTTTCCACAATGTTTTAATTCTGAAACAGTCTTCTTTGGACTTTTCTTTGGACTCTTCTTTGGACTCTTCTTTGGACTTTTCTTTGGACTCTTCTTTGGACTTTTCTTTTGTAAATATTTGGTAATATCAGAGTTTGTTTTTAATACGCACCTCCCAGTTTTAGGATTAATAACCTTGTTTTTTCCGCATGATTTTAACATTATATATATATATATTATTATTTAAAAGTATTTTATTTATTAATATAATGGTTGATTCGTCATTTACTGAGAACGAATTAAAAGAAATAGGTAAAAATTTAAAACTTGATGATACTTGGATTTTTTATTTTCACGCAAAAAATATGGGGAAATTATATAATGACAATACTTTAAAATTAATAGAGGTAAATAATGTAGCCGATTTTTGGGGAACATATAATAATATACCCGAACCATCAAAAATGTTTTATGATGGAATAAATTCAAAAATATTAAAAAAAACTGGTCAAACTCCGTCGGCTATAAGTGTTTTCCGTAAAGATATATATCCAGCATGGGAAGATCAATTAAATATTGACGGATTTGAATTAAGCATTAAAAGATTTAATGATAAAAATATAGATTTATTATGGAAGGATGCTCTATTATTCTTAATAGGAGAATCGTGTGAACATTCAGATATTCTAAACGGTATTAGAGTAGTTGATTGTTCATATGGCGGAAAAGTTATTAATAGAGTAGAATTTTGGTTTAAAGATAAACAATATAAAACTTATTTTGAAAATGTTATAAAAAAAACATTTAACCTTGCTCAAAACACTAAATTGATGTATAGAGAACATTCTGTATTAAAAGAAAAATAAATTATTATTCATTCATTTTCATTTCATTTCATTTATTCATTTTATTTAATAATTCTGTAAATTCTGGTTCATCTTTAAATTTATTAAACATAGACATAATTTCATTCGGATTTATATTAGCCATTAATTTACTAATATCGTCCGAATTAATATTATTAATAATATTACTATTATCAATACTATTATTAGTATTGTTAGTATTGTTAGTATTATTAGTATTATTTCTATTATTTTTTTTGTCGTTAATTTTATTTCTCAATTTATTTTTTAATTCATTTTCCGATGTTGTAAGAACCTTTTTATTTTTTTTTTTAGATTTACCTTTTGGTTTAAAATTATCTCTATTTTGTTGAATAGTTTCATCATCTAATTTTATTTCATCACATTCGGATTCTTGAATTATATTTTCCATTATATTAAATTAATTTTTATTTTTAAGTAAATATATAATTTATATATCCTCATTCTTTTATCACACTATGTGTTTTAGATAAAAAAAGTCATTTATAAATCTTTACAAAAAATATATATTATGGTTTTGGTAAGCCTCATCCGAAACAATTCTTACCAAAGAATAAAGATTGTGTTTTATCCTTCTTCTTCTTTTTCATTAAACCTCATCCGAAACAAGTCTTACCAAATTTACTAAGTGTCGGATTTGAACAAGCATAATTAAATCCAGTGATACTTGCAGAATTTAAATTAGGAATTGGATATCTCGAATAATTACCAAATTTGGTTTTAAAATAAGGACTCTTATTATTTATATCAAATTGTGAATGAACGTTTCCGAATTTTGTACTCCAATAAGGACTACCATTTGATTTAAGTCTAAGATATTTCTTAATATATTCACCATTTGGTTGTAAAATATTAAAATCTTTTCCAATCATTTTTGGTCCGTATTCGTTATATATAGCCCGAGCACTTAATCTTTTACCCATTATATTATTTTTTTTATTTTTAACAGTTTTAAGTGTTGGACTTTTTACATATTTTTTCGAATAATTAACTCCTTTGCGCGATCCCTCCGGGCTTTTGCGTGGTCTTCCTGGGCTTTTACGTGGTCTTCCTGGGCTTTTACGTGGTCTTCCTGGGCTTTTACGTGGTCTTCCTGGACTTTTACGTGGTCTTCCTGGACTTTTACGTGGTCTTCCTGGGCTTTTACGTGGTCTTCCTGGGCTTTTACGTGGTCTTCCTGGGCTTTTGCGCGGGTTCTTTTTTTTATAATGCTTTCCAAAATCTAAGTTTCCTCCCGGCATCCAATTATCAGGAAGGTTTAATTGAAGATCTGTATCAGCATAATCATCATCGCTTTCTGATTCGGCAAGTTCTTGTTCTCGGAGTGTTTGTTCTCGCCGTTCTTGTTCTCGCCGTTCTTGTTCTCGGAGTGTTTGTTCTCGCCGTTCTTGTTCTCGCCGTTCTTGTTCTCGCCGTTCTTGTTCTCGCCGTTCTTGTTCTCGGAGTGTTTGTTCCCGAAGTGCTTGTTCCCGACGTTCTTGTGGGGATTCTCCTTGATTCCATATATCATTTAAAGTAAATCCACTTAGACGAAGTTGGCGTCCGAGTTCTGATCTACTTAATTGTATATTATGATTATCTAGACGATAACATCTTATATTATTATTTTGACAAAATTCAATTATAGTATCTGTTGATGCTCCTCTTCCAAAACGATTATAGTCCATATATATAATAACAATATTTTAAATAATGTAAATCATTTAAAAAGAATTTACATTATTTAATATAATGAACGACGAATTAAATAATAAATTAGACTTTATTCTTAAATCACTAAATGAAAATACTTCTAAGTTAAATAATATAGAACAAGGGCTTCTTTCAATTAATACAGACCTCATTGAACAAAATATTAAATTTAGTAATAAGTTGTTGGGAACTGTTCCTATTCCTGCGGAAATTGTAAGTGCAGTTGAAAAAGAATTATATTATTCAGAAACAAATGGTAGAATAATTGCTCATGGTCCTGGAACATTTGACAATAAAGATAAATTAAAAAGTAATGGTCAATGGGACCAATTTAAAAAAGCATGGAATATGAATATTACTCGCGATGAATTAGTAACTATATTTCCAAATATAATTAATAGACAACTGTGAATAAAATAGAAAAATTAATAAAATAGAAAAATTAATAAAATAGAAAAATTAATAAAATAGAAAAATTAATAAAATAGAAAAATTAATAAAAATGTAATAATAATAATGTTAATTGTAATTATATTACTAATTATACTAACTTCAATAGTATTAACATTGATATTATTAAAAAAATGTAAATTTCAACAAGTAGACTCAGATAAATTCATATTTGAGATTGACGATTTTTTAACTGATTCTGAATGTGATAATTATATTAATAATAATAAAAATAATATTAAACGAAGTACTGTTTTAAATAGCGAAAAAACTATTGATTCAGTTAGGACAAGTTCAGACATTACATTAATAGATTCAAAGTTGGATAAAAAAATATTAGATTTGGTAAATAAATATTCTAAAATACCATTAAATCTAAAACATGGAGAACTCAGTACATTAATTAATTATAAAACCTCGCAAGAATATAAACATCATTACGATATATGTCATCCAACTCAATGTGACCCATCACACACAAAAGATTGTATTGATGATTATAATAAATTGGGTTCATTAAGGAATATATCTGTCATAATTTATTTAAATGATGATTTTAGTGGGGGTGAAACGAATTTTTCCAAATTAAATTTAAATATTAAACCTAAAAAAGGTAAGGCTTTATTATTTTATAATTGTAAAAATGACATTAATACAAAAAGTGGATTATGTAATGTACTCAATGAGTCAGAACATGCGGGAACTCCCATAGAATCGGGGGAAAAATGGATTATTGTAAAATGGTATAGAATAAAGGAAATAATTTAATTTTATTATATTATATGATTAATAATGAATACATTTTTTATAACACCATTAATTCCATTAAATATTTATTTAAATATACAAAAAGAAAAATATTCAATTAATTGGGACCAAATGGAAATTAAATTAATAAATAATATTAATTTTTTATTTGATTATTCTAAAATATTAACCGATAATGACATTAAAATAATTTCTAATATAGTTAAAAAAATTGATAAACTCCGAAAGTCAAATCTAGAAGATAAATTATTATTTGTTCAACAAAATACTTACAGAGAAATAACAAATTATAATTATATATATTTTTCATTATTAAAATCAAGAAATTATTTTCAAGTTATAAATCCTTATAAATATGATAAAATAACGACATCCATTGGGTTATCTGATATAGGACCAACGTCTGATATTAATATATCTCGTTTTAATATGTTAAATACTACTGATAAGGAGTATTTTATTGATCAATTACTGGATGGAGTAGAGTATAAGTCAAAGAATGTTATACATGATATAATGTCAAAATCTAAAATCAATTCTAAAATAAACACTATAACAAGAATATTATCGAATAAAAGTATATTATATAATATATTATCAGACGAAGATTATATACCATTTAGTTTATCATTTGAATTAAAACATGATGATTCAACTCTTAATAATATAATTGAAGAATTTAAAAAAAATAATAAAAGTGAATATTTTGTAATAAAACCATCGAATGGAACATTATCAGATGGTTTAGCAATCAAACCAAAATCAGAATTAACAGTTGAATTTATACGAGAATGGACTATAAATCCTGATAATAATAAATATTCAAGTAAAACAGAAAATGATAACATTTATTCTACATGGATTTTATCATCATTTATTAAAAGTTTTTTATGGAAATTAAATAGACCAAGTAATGTAAGTATATTATTTCCAGATATAAAAGAATTAAAAAGTGTATCATTTAATGATAACATAGGAAGAATTAATAAATTTAGATTTTATTGTTTATGGAAAATAATAGATGGCAAATTTACAAGTTATATATATAAAAATGCGTATACTGAAATTTCTCTTGAAGAATTAACAACTTATTCTAAAACTCAATTAGATCCATCTAATATAGAAGAGTTTTATCAAAATATTTTAAACGTAACAGAAGATGTAGATGTTTTTGAACAAATTCAACTAAATGGAGCTAAAACAGACAATGAAAAAAAAATAGAGGCTGCAACTGTTGGGACATATTTAGATTTTGCATATACTGTAAATGAAACTAATTATCCTCCCGGTAAAGATTCGTGGAATAAAGTTATGAAAGGTATGTATAATATTTTAAATTCGATGTTTTATAAGATTAAGCGATATTTAAATTGTTTAAATAAATATTCGGATATAAAAGATTCTGGGTGTTTTTCATATTTTGCATTAGATATTTTAATAGATTCAGATAATAAACCATGGCTTTTAGAAGCAAATTCTAGACCATTTATTGGATTTTCAAATTGGTGGAATAAGTATGACGCGAATAATGAACATTCTGTAAATGTAGAAGCGTTTTTAAATACTGTTATTTCCTTAACAATTGATACAGTAAATTCTGACGGAATAAAAGGAAATATAGACGATTTTTTAATTACTATTGAAGATTTCACTCAGAATTATAAAAAAGTATATATACCATTTACATTGGGTCTAAAAGATAATAATACAAATAAAATTTATGATGAAATGTACAATATACTTGATAATAATGATTATTCCGCTTTTCCTTATGGAAAATATGCACCATCTGGTGTGGGTTTTAGAGGTATGTCCTCTATTAGTAAATATTTAATTAGTAGAATAGATTCAATGGGAAAAGAGTATACAATTTCATTATTGAGGGATTTATATCCATATGATACTAAACAAAAAATATTAAATAGAATAACTACATTAGGATTTTATTTAGGAGATAAATCTGAATTAACTAAAAAAATAAAAGATAATAATAATAATTGGGAAAGTATAATACCGTGGACTATTATTTATAATAAAGGTGATTCTGAAATTGATTTAAGAAATAAATTAATGAATAAAAATTTTACTTTTATATGTAAACCATCATTAGGACAACAGGGGCATGGTATATTTATAAATAATGATTTAGACTTAATTATTAGTACAATTAGTAATTCCGAATATGATTCATGGATTATATCCAGATATTTAGATAATCCATATTTAATTAAATTAAATAAGAAAGGTGTTTCAGACGTAATTTATAATGATACAATTGGTAGAAAATGTCATTTAAGAGTTTATGTACTTTTAAATAAAAATAAAAATAAATTAGATGTTTATCTTTATAAAAAGAATTTGATTTTTTGTGCTTCGAAAGAATATAATACTTGTAAAGATGAATCAATTCCATCAGAATATTGTAATTTAACAAATTTATATTATGGAGGAAAATATTATAATGATATTCTCCGAAAAGACCCAAATGATGCTTATAAAGATTTATCTGGATTAACGAATGAATTAATTAATCCATCCGAGTATGTAAAATTAATGAAACAAGTTAAAAGTTTAGTACAAAAAACTATACTTTCTGTAAAAAATGATTTAGTTTGCTTAAATTATAATAATAATTGTTTTCAATATATAGCATTCGATTTTCATTTAGAAAATGAAAATAACAATGAAATACGTCCGTGGTTACTTGAAGTAAATTCAACTCCGGGTTTAAAAGCTCCAAATTATCAATTTAAAGATCTTGGAGGAATTACAAATTATTTAGAAAGTATATTTAATTTAACACTTAATACTGATTTTTCGAAAGGAAATAAACAATTATTTGATTTTATTTCATTAAAAAAAAATTATAAGGATTCTCATATTATATCAGAATTGGAAAAACCATTCACTGATATTTATTCTTGTATGTATAATTATACTTATACACAATTAAAACAAATTCTGATTGATAAGAATATACCCAGACGTTCAAAATTAACAACAAAAAATAAAATGTGTAAAAAATTAATTTAATATTTTATTGTGGTAGACCAGGTGGAAGAGTTTTGTACGCCGATGGTTCGATTGAATTTTCAAAATTTGATATAAAATTATTAGGTAATTTAGTCCAATTTCCGACTTGATATAGATTCAGATCAGATTCAATTGGGACAGGTGTTGATATATAATTACCGTTAATATTTTTTACTTTTAGATTTGGTATGTTTTGACCAGGTGTCATATCTATCTTCGAATGTCTACCTTGACCAAGAGACCGAGACCCAGAAGAATTAGCCAAACCGTATGATTGAATTTCGTGTCCAATATTATTATCAGGATTATTAATCAGCTCTGGTTTATTAATAAATGCCGTAGTTGTTCCGTATAAAGATGGATATCCAACACGATCTAACGTTAAATTTTCTTCTGGTCCTAAAATCATATTTTTGACACCATTTGGATAATGTGGTAATAATTCTGATTGAGTAATACTGGTATCTAATTTTTTTGTTGCGTATTCTAAAAAATGTGTACTCACCTTCTCTGTATGATTTCTTTGATTTACACATATTCCTCCCCCCTTAAATGTTTCACTTTGACAAGTTTTATCATTTAATATAGAACCGATATTTCCTTGGGTATAAAATCCATAATCAGTTTTTTCTGAATAATTATTCATTCTTTTACCATTTGTAAAATTTTCTAAACTTACCATTATTAATAATTAAAAAGAAAAAAAAATAATTAATTAATATAAGTAATGTTTAAAATTTTAATAATATCAATATTAGTTATAATAATTATTTTACTTTTATTCAGAGACAATTTTCGGAGTGTTCCGAGTGTTCCGAGTGTTCCGACTATAAAAGAACAAAAACAAGAAAATAAAAAAGCAGAAAAGTATTTGAAAGAATATGAACCGACATTAGACCATAATTTATTAAATAAAGCGTGGAATAATAATAATACTCTTCAAAGTCAAGATTGTTCAAATTGTAATAAAGCTCCAAATTGGTGGTATCCAAATGAAAAATATGATTCTAAAAAAATAATAGAAGATAATCCTTGGTATGGAGATAGATATAATTCAGTTTATAACATTTTAGGAGATGTCCGATTACAACACTGGCAATTTCAATAATGTCTATTTTGTAATTTTCCATAAGTCATATAATGTTTATATGCGATATTTTCAGTTTTTATATTTTTTAAATCGGGATTTTTTCTTAAATAATTTATCCAATTAAAACAAGATACTTGAATAGGCTCTACTCTTTCTGATTTTTGTAATACATTACAATTCGCACTTTTAATCATAGCCCAAGTTCGTTTATATTCATGATTAATGATACAATCATAGTCTATTATTCCTTTTCCTCCATTTTGAATACATGTTTTATAAAAGTGTATATCATTATATCCAAAAGGGTATCTTTTTTCATTGAAATAATGTGAAAATCTATTTTTCATTTTATCTAGTGTATAAACTGGAATAGTTAAAAAAGAACCTATTAAGAATTTGAGAGTGTTGTTTTTATAATGTAATGAGTCTTGCCATAATTCGGAATTTTTACCTGAGTAATTATAATATAGTGGTGCAAAATATTCAAATTTTTTATTAATTTGAGCGGTTTTTGCTTTATCAAGAATACTGCTAATACTATTATTTACAAAAGTATCATGTCCAAGTATAGTAATAACATTACAATTATTTTCAATACAAAGTTTTATTCCACTATTCCATGTTCCAGTTAGTCCATTATTTATTGTTTGATCATCTATGAAAATAACTTCGATTGACGTAAATTCACTTTTAATATTTTTAACTTTATTACATGTTGTTTCATTTACATATAAAACAACGAAATTCTTAATTGGTATGTTCTGTATAAGTAATGTTAAACATTTATGTATTAATTCATAATTGTTGTAATGTGTTGTAATGACAAATCCATTCATTCTTATTATTTAAAGATAAGTTTTAAATAATAATAATAATATTATGTTTAACATAATTAATAATAACCATAATAAATTGGATCATGATAATTGTATATTTTCAAGAAGTCAGTCAAGACCATCTAAATCTTTAATAGACCCAGAATTATATAAGCAATTTATTCAATTAGATTTAACTCTGGATATTATAAATGAATATTCATATGTAAAAAAAAATAGTAAACCACTCGAATTTTTTTTACTTCATGAAATCATTAATAAATTAAAAATCTTTAAAGATTTTTTAGAATCTTTTGCTTTATCGTTTGATACAATAGTTATAAATGAAGTTAATAATGTTAATGTTATATTTTGTATAGATACTAATATTGTTTTTAAACAATTAATAGAAAATATAATAAGTTTATTTAAAATTATTGAACCTAGTGATTATTTAATTTTAAATTTTGTCGATTTATATTCATATACATCTTTTGAATTATTAATAGTACTTTCAAAAATGTTTAAAAAAGTAAAAGTCTATTATAGTAAATTACTAAAAAAAAATATTTTTATTGGAATTTACTATATACATAACAATGAAATATTGGTATATTTTAAAAATTTATATAATAAATTAGATAAAAATAGTTTTATAAAAAAATTTGGAATTGAAATTGATAAATTAGAAGAAATTAAAATATATAAATTCAACTCTTTTATATTTAATTATTATAAAAATATTTATAATAAAATACATATAACTGAATTAATAAATGAAAAAGAGTTTATTTTTAAACATTATATGAAACAAAATGGTATTATTAAACAAAATTTAAACTGTAATCACAATTTAATTATTTGCAATTATTATAATTGTTATATTTGTACTAAATGTTATGAATTATTTAATATTAATTACTAAGTTTGTGAATATTCCATGCCTTAGCTCCATCCCCAAATGCTGCTCTATGATTAAAATCTGAACCTAATTTATCTTTTTGTGACGCCATCCAGTCAGCCATAAAAAGATTATATTTAGATTTTTCTCTTTGTGGTCTGTCTGTCTTTCGCGCTTTTTCTTTAATATTATTTGTTGTTTTTCCAGAGTTCTGTTTTAATAATTTCAATTCATTTTCAACAACTGTTAGTCGTTCTTGTAGTTCTGAATTATTCATATAATAATTATTAATAATATAAATATTTACTAATTACCGCAAAATATTAAAAGCAGTAAAAAATAATATTTATTTATATTATTAAATGAATAAAGTTGTGTTTTTAACTAATATATTAATACACGTTTTATTGATGAGTATTTTTTTAACTATTTTCTTTTTTACGGTAGCTAAAAATGTTGAAAAACAAATAGTTGAAGATCAGGTTAAATATATTCTGGGTGATTTAATTGGTAATACTTTCAAAGGGCTTGATAATAATGAAAAAGAATTAATAAAAAAACAAGTTGACAAAGAATTTAGTTCTGTTTCACTTAAAAATGAAGATATAAGAGTAATTCAACAAAATAAAAAAGTCTTTGATAAATCATTAAGTTTTCTGGCTGTTCTTTGTAGTATATTAATAGTAATAATAGTAATTATGTATATAATTTATAGATTTGAATTTAGTTATATTAAATTGCTCGGTATTAGTGCTTTATTTTCATTAATTATGGTGGCGGTAACAGAAACATCATTTTTATTTTTAATAGCTAAAAATTATTTATCAGCAGACCCGAATAATATTAAACTAAAAATAATTGAAAAATTAGACAAATAATTAAGATTTAATTTTAAATAATAAGTTAATAATATATGGCAGAACATTATACAAATTTATTTTTTAGTATATCTTTGCATGTTTTATTGCTTTTTATTTTTTTAACTATATTTTATTGGACTATCATAACTAAAACAGAAAAAAAGAGTTTAGACACTGAAATAAATAATTCAATTAATAATTTAAACATTAAAATACCAAAAAATTCTGTCACCGAAGATATGTTTAAATATTTCAAAAGTTATTATTCAGGAAAAAATTCAAATTTAAGTAAAAATAATAATTTATTATTAAAATTTAATATTGTAATTATAATATTATTATTTGTTGTATTACTAAGTGTTTTAAGTGTAAGATATTTTACATGTAATCTTCCAATCAGTATTTATGAAATTCTTTTAGAAAATATAATTATTTTAATATTAGTTGGTGGAATAGAATATTATTTTTTCATGAATATCGCAAGTAAATATGTACCAGTTTTACCTTCATATTTACCAAGTATAGTTAAAGAAAATATTGATTCTGATTTAAAAACTAATTAAAAATAATTTAGTATTATTAAATGGACTTAGAAGAAAAAGAAAATAGCCCAGCGAGTTATGCAACTATTTTTGTACTTATTATTACTTCTCTACTATTCGCTTGGTGGAATTACGCAAGTTTATGTACCCCAACTGAATCGTTTCAAAATTTTATACCAAAAAGTAATTTTAAGAAAGCGTTATTTCCGTTAGTTAAAATATATTATTTAGTACTGTGTATATTTTTTTTCTTGTTTCCAATGTATTTATTTTTACAGGCCTTAATTCTTCTTAAAAAAAAATTAAATATTTAAAGATTATAATTAAATTTTATATATATAAATGGAACATTATAATCATATTCCAATTATTTGCAGACAATATGCATTTAATAATAATGAAGAGTTTAATTTTGAAGAGTTTAATAATGAGGAGGGTAATAACGAAGAAGTTAATTTTGAAGAGGTTAATTTTGAAGAGATTATTTATAGATGTCTAAATGTGTCTGAGACGGTAGATATAAGTACTATACACATCAACAAAAATAGTAATTCCTTTACACAAAAAAATAAACATACCACCGAAGTGAATTTAAAAAGATTTAAGACATATTAAACTCTCTTAAATTCATTTTCAAAATAAAATATAACTAATAATATATATACTAAATGACCGTCAAAAGATATCAAATTATCATAATAATTATTTTGATTTGTTCTATTATCTATTTTTTCACCAATAAACATGGTAAAAGAAAATTAAGAAAGGAATGGATAAATAAAGATACTATTTCAATATTAACCACGAACCACAATAATTTAATTTCTAAAAATAATCTTAGCATATTTGTAATTGAATGTGACTCATATCACTATTTATCTGACGTCGCCCTTCATTTTATAAATGAGAATATTAATAAGAAATCAAAGCTTAATGTATATTATATTAATGAAACTATAGAAACTAAAATGCCTAATGTTACTAATATAATGACGGGAGAGATTACAATAAATGGAAATGATAGTTTTACATCAAGATTGTTAAAAGGGATAAAACAAATTAAAACTGATTATGTTTATTTACTTCAGGGTGACCACTGGTATCATAAGAACTTTTTAGATGAAATCACTATTAATACGTTAATTGAGATATGTTATAAATACAATTTAGACCAATTAAAATTAACACCAGGTAGTTATGGGATATATAAATGTAAAAACTATTTTACTAATGATTTCGAAATAGGTAAGGTATTTAGTAATGACTCTCTTTATGTTAATGATAAGTTTTCAATTCATTGGGCATTTGGGTCAGACTACCCTATGTCACATAATGCTACAATATTTAAGAAACAATACTTGATTAATAACTTAGAAGAATGCATCAAGAATAACGTACATACTCCATGGCAACACGAAATTTATAATTTCAAATACATAGAACATATTAAAAAACATACAAATGATACTCGTAATCTAAGAATTGCTTGTATATCAAAAAGATATGAAAATCAAAAAGAAGTTGGAATTGTAAGGCAGGGGAAAATAACAGATTTTGGTTTTAAAATTATAAATGAAAATAGACATTTAGATATAATTAACTTATGTAATATCAATTACCTATTAAAAGATTTAGGACCAATTGAAAAAAAAATTCACGTTTCTTGGAAGACAAAAGATATTTTAGACCTGGATTTTACTATAATTAAACATGGAATTAAGCAATTAAAAGACTTAAATCCAGAATACACATTTGAAATTAGTGACAATGATGATGTTGACAAATTTATAAAGAAACATATATCTAATAATGATTATCATTTAATAAAAGATAAAAACATTGTAGAAAAAGTAGACCTTTGGCGTTTATTAAAAATTTATCATGAAGGTGGTTTTTATATGGATATTGATCGTTTATGTAATATTCCTTTTAAGGATATTATTAATTCAGAACATAAATGTATATTGCCAATGCATTCTGATATTGATTTTTCACAAGATATTATGATGAGTTCATCTAAAAATATTATTTTTAAAGAAGTGATTGATCTAAATTTAAAAAGAAGACGGGAGGGATGTACAGATATATTGACATTGGGTCCTATAACTTATTTTCATGCTATTACAAAGATTTTATTGGGGAATCAAATTTCAAGATATCCATCAAAAGATAATCTAATTAAATTAAGATCTATTATTTCTAATTGTAAATATTTATCTACTTTTAGAGAAGATCCACCATATAATACATTAGTATATAGAGGATCACACATAGGTTTTGATAAAACAGAGTTTTATGAATATTGTGATGTAAATCATTGGACTAAAAACAATCCAAATAATTCTGATAATAAACCATATGGTAAATAATTAATCAATATATTCTTTAACTTTCGTCTTCTTGTAGTCTTTTTAGGTTCATATTAAACTCTCTTAAACTTACTTAAAGAATAAATATATATTATATTGGAAGCAAAGTCTTCTATGCTATGATGCCCGAGTGGTCTAAGGGGTGTGACTTAAGATCACATGACGAGAGTCTCGTGGGTTCGAACCCCACTCATAGCATAGAATACTTTAAATTTTTATAATTAACTTACTTTTATGCATAAGTGCCCGAGTGGTCTAAGGGGTACGACTCAAGTTCGTATGGCGAAAGCCTCGTGGGTTCAAACCCCACCTTATGCATAAAATTAAGTATTAAGTCCCGGGTTTAATTTACCGTATTTATCTTCCGTTTATCTATTTTATCTTCCGTTTATTTCGGGGAAAAATTCTAAATACATTTTCATAATAGAGTCCGAATAGAGCGTAAACACAATTTTTAAATATAACAGAAAAAAATAAAATAAATTGTAATATAAATGGCAAAATTAAAAGAAAGACAATTTTATAATGTCGGGAGTCGTAAAACTGAAATTGTACCTGAACAGTATATCAAAGTAGTTAAATTTAAAAATGGAACATATGCATTACTTGGTGTTTCAAAAAAAGATGAAAATATGTTTAAAATATTTTCACAAGATAAATTAGATAAAATGGAAAAAAAATATGGCAAATCAAAAAAATACAAAC